CGTTTTCCCACCACATACCTGCTTTTGCATGACTCATCTGGTCATCGTTCAGGTTGGACAGGCTGATGAGTGCGCTGCGTCTGACCCCACCGACAACTACAACCTCACCAATCTTACACATAATGTCGTGACACTCAATGGGAAAGAGTCTACGACCTGCTGCACCTTGAAACTTCTCAATGATAAACTGAAAGAGTTCTTCCAGCGGGGCTGGGCCACTGGCTCTACCACCAAAGGTCTTTAACCTTGCACCTGCAGGACGTACTTCTGATACATCCCACTGTGGTATCTGCCCTGCGTACAGGAGAGAGATGAGTTCACGCAGTGATTTGGCCCAGCCCGGACGTGAATCGCCAACTTTGATGACTGTATCTGTGTGATGCATATCTTCGTTGACGATTGGTAGCTTCTCAATGTTGTGACGTTCAACAGAGAAGCCTACACCTGTGCCACACATGAGTATATACATTGTCTCATCAAAAGCACGTGGGCTATCCACAGGTACGTATGAGCAATTGTATCCACCTACATGGCAACGGTCTAGTGCAGGACCAGATGTCATTAAGGCTCTCATGCTTGGCATTATATGCTGGTCAAGTACGGCAGTTTCTAACTCTGCTCTTAATTCATCAGCCAGCTTATAATTATGCTTAGTGAGCAAATGCCCAGTAAGATAATCAAAGTATCGTGAGACTGTTTCACTCCATGTCTCCCGTCTTTGTTCGTCTTCTTTCCACCTTGCGTAACGAGATAAGGCGATAAAATTTTGATAGTCGGTTGGTAATTGGTTACTTAGCATACTTATTTACTCCTGTAAAGTTCTTATATTTTTTATGTTTGCACCGTCAACATCATAGAAATATTCACGAATGCCATCTTCTATTTCTTCTCCTACATTTTCATCAGCAGGAACTGGGTATTCATCGGGGTCAATGTCTATTGTTAAAAAGACTTTAACTCTCATCATCGTAACAGCCCTCGACTTCAACAATTAACTTGTTTAAATACCATCTTGCTTTTTTCAAATCCTCTGTACCATTTTTATAACGGTAACGCCAGAGGTATTTCATAATGTTACCCTGAAGATAAAACTCAAAACCTTCACTTCCTGTAGCTGCAGCAATAGCATCTATGCATTCAACTCCAGACTCATTATAGTGTGGGGGTTTATTTACCATATCAACATTGCCATACGCTTCTTTTCCAATCTGCTCTTTTTCTTCAATGTCTTTCATAATTTTAAAGTAACTGGTCATTATGCATTCCCTTTCGTTTTAGTAGCAAAGTCAATAGATATGACATTATCTTTAACTCCTGTTACAGTAAGTTTTTTATCTTCCATATCTTCTTCTACATCATTTAAAAACTCTTCTATTGCATGAATCATTTTTGGATTTTCTTCCATGTAAGCAACAGAACAAGCTACAATTTGTGATAAATGCATCATGCCATTATAGCTGTCACTATCTAACGGATTTTCCTTATCCGTCATAATAACAACTTCTAGTTCTCCTGTCCAGCTATTTTTATCATCTAATTTTGGTATTAAGTTTACCGAAAATGCTTCTTTACTTATAATCATACGTCAATTCCTTTCTTGTCTGCTTCTATAACTCTTGGATAATTATCCGTTCCTTTTTCTCTTAGCCACTTTTGTGGTATAACACGTGTAGCATATTTAAATCCATGTTTTTCACACCAAGCAGCATACGTGGTTTTAGACCGTGCGCTTATCTTATTTTCTGCATTGTCAAAGATAAAACGTATGTCTAGTTTAGGATGTTGATTTTTAATCCTAATATGTTTGGCTCTATCACTAGGTCTAAACCACCCTTTTGTTTCTATAATTATCCCGTTATCTAAAATAAAGTCTGGCAAGTAGGACGCTTTACGAATAACGTAATACTGTATTCTTACTTTCTCATACCTAAACTTCTTTTTTATTTGACGCAAGCACTTGGCAACGTACAGTTCTAATGTACTTCTGAACCCTGCCTTCTGTGCTTGCTGAAGATTAAGTTTTTCAATTTTTAGTTCTGACATTTAACTCAACGTAAGGAACTATTGGTGGCTCTTTTGCGTCTGACATTACAGATGGTAACTCTTGTAAGTTAGGCCAGCAGTCAAAGC